GATATGCTGTACGCCTTTGGTTTAAAAATAAAAATGCAGGTTCTTAGTCTTTTTGATGGTATGAGTTGTGGTCAGCTGGCCTTACGCCAGTTAGGTATACCGATAGAAAAATATTATGCTAGTGAGATTGATAAGTATGCGATTGCAGTAACCCAAGCAAACTTCCCTAATACTATACAAGTAGGTGATGTATGTGCATTAGATCCAAAAGATTTTGCTGATGTAGATTTAATTATTGGTGGCTCGCCATGTCAAGGCTTTTCTTTTGCGGGCAAAAAACTAGCTTTTGATGATCCTCGCAGTAAATTATTTTTTGAATTTGTAAGGTTAGTTAAAGCCATACAACCAAAATATTTTTTATTAGAAAATGTACGTATGAAAAAAGAATGGTTAGCTATAATCTCAGAACAATTAGGAGTCGAAGGCATTTGTATAAACTCAGCACTAGTAAGCGCTCAAAATAGGGTGCGCTACTATTGGACTAATATTCCGAATATTACACAACCAACAGATCAAGGCATTTTGTTAAAAGATATATTAGAGATAGATGCAGAAGAACCTATGTATTCTAATATTTATGGGGGTTTTGGTGAAAAAAAACCTAGAACACATTTTAGTAAATCAGTCACTATCAGAGCAAATTCAGGTGGAGGTGCAATACCTAGCGTTAGTATTAAACCTGTCAAAGATACAGAAAGAAACAGAAGGCATTATAGAAAGAGGAATCAAAAAGCTTTATGTATGACAGCAAGTATGCACAAAGGGGCCGGCAACAATGGTATGACTTTGGTGCCTTATAAACCTGTCCACAACAAAATAAATCAGGCCAAAGTAGATAATATGCAACCAGGTGATATAGCTGCAACACAAATCAATAATAGTAAAAACTTTGGAAATGCGGTTAATGTTGATGGCAAAGCATTTACTTTGCGAGCAAGCAACCCAAATGGCGTGGTGTCAAGGGTAAAAAATAAGTCAAAAACAGTATCTGATGCAACACAAGATAGTGTGGTGGTTGAAAAGTTACCAAATAAGGCTGCAGTTTTAAAGGCTAATTATTACAAGTCATCAAAAGCAAACTTTGAAAATGATACAAGTAAGGGTGGTAAGTTTACAGCTACAGGTGTGCCACTAAAGTCAAAGATTAGAGACAAATCAAAAACAGTAAGAACAGGTGGTAGACTGTCTTATGATAGACATGAGTGGGATAGTGTGGATGAATTACATTATCGTAAACTTACTCCTTTGGAGTGTATGCGTTTGCAAACAGTACCTGATGATTACAAGATGCCAGTTTCAAACACACAAAAATATAAACTTTTGGGCAACGGATTTACTGTTGCAGTTATTCAACACATTTTTAGCCATATGGAGGCAACATGAAAGAAAAAGTAAAAAGTTATTCTTATGAAGGATACAAAGAAATATTAGATAGGGTTAAAGGCATTATTAATGCTAATCACTCAAAGTATGACATGATACATGCTATTGAGTCCTTTCAAATAGAAATAGAAACTATGCTGAGTGAGAGAAACTCTTATTACACCAGCTCTGATAGGGAGATTTATGATGAGTTACCAGACTAGATCAGAGTTATTTAATATTTTAAGGGTGGCAGTAAAAGATGCACCTAGCAAAGATGCCGCACTCATCCTTATGTGGGATGCTTGGCAAAAGTTTGAAAGCAAACAAAGTAAAACAGTGGAAAAAGAGGTAGCTGACAAACACGAAAAACTAGATCTGTTTTCAATATAGACTATTCATCTGCATGATAATTTAGGGTTAGTTCATCACCTTCAGCTATATCGCAAATAGTGTGAAGGTGAAACACCCGGTAATCATCCCAATCTAACATTTCTGTTAAAAAACAATTTGCTTGTTCTGTATGATTTAAAAACCCACCAAGTGGAGTTCTAATATAGCCATTAACCAAAGGTACTTTTATATGAGTCATGCCGAGATCGGTATCCCCAGGTATGGGCTCGGTAGCAAACAAACCTAACCCTTCGATATGACTTGGTTTAATAGTTAACCCTTTGGGTAAAGGTTTGTAGTAGAACTTGTTAAATTTATACTGCATAAAAAAAAGGGGCTAGTTTCCCAACCCCTTAAGAGACAGCCCCTCTTGTAGTAAACAGAGGCTTTTTGCAAACATTAAAATGGTAATGTTGGTGGGACATTTGCTGAGGGCACCTCAAGTCCACCATCATCAACAGGTAAGTATCTTTGTATCTTCAACTTACTGCCGATTTTTTTCTCACCATCAATTTCATATTCTTCTTCTATTTGTTTTACTTGTAAGGTCAAGTCTTTGCCTTCAAAATCTTTTGCACTTTGCGGTGGGGCATCAGCAAAACCAGCTGCTTGGCCCAACCTTGTAAAAATAGATGTAGATATTTCTCTAGTAGTTTCGACTGGACTCCACAAGTTGTACCACTCATTATGATCACGATATTTACCACCAGCAATCTGAAAGGTTACTTTAAGAGTCCAATTACCACTTTGTGCTTGATACTTCTCTGCAGCCAGTATACGAGCTGGATAAGTACCTGTAGGAGCAACATCAGGTCTTGTTGATGTTGCTTCTGCTTCACTATAATTTATGCCTTCAAAATCTGTAGTCATGCTGTTACCTCCTGTGGTGTTGGTTGTACTGGTTGTGAAGTTAATTCAAAACCAAGTTTTTCAATTAATTTAGTAAGATTAGGTTCTTCAAAAGCATCTAATTTACCACTGCTATCTTTAGCAACATAACCATTACCGACTCTAGTTTGAAACCACCTTGCCTGTATTCGGTTGCCATCAGCATCAGTATCATCAATCACTCTAAGCGCTAATACTTCATCAAAGTAATAAGGCACTGCTTGACCTAGTTTTGTGCCAACCAATTTTGGGCCTGATTCAAAAACACCGTCATTATTAACCCTATCTTCTTTACATAAAAAGACCACATGCATCTCTAAATCTCGGAAATCTCTCATTAACCTTATCACTGTATCTTGCACTTGACCATAAGCCATACGCGGATCTTTATGCTTTGCTTTTTCAGCAATCAACAACAATTCACTTATTTCAGAAAGAGAATCTAAACAAACAGTATCAAACTGTCCTTTGAGATCTCCTTTTAAAAGTTCGTTATAGACATTATGGACTCCCTCAGCAGTGTTGACTTCAATAACACTAACATTAGTTGCATCTCTGATAGACAACAAACCAGCTTCAGCACTAATAACTAAAACTCTGCCTGGACAAGTTTTTATTGAATAAGTTTTTCCAGCACCAGACATGCCATATATTATGACTTTTGCGCCCTGTTTTTGAACAGCCTCTGCTGGTGTAATTATATTATTTGATATGCTCATAATTTTTCTCCTGTAAAATTAAAATGAATATTTGTAAAGTATACACTATTAGGTTACAGTATGTCTAATATTTTTTTAGGAGAGCAATATGGAAAATCAAAACAAAGATCGAATCTGGCTTGCTAATTACTACCATAGGCAAAAAGCATTAGCAGCAGATAACCTTAAGGAGTTAGCAAATATGGGGGTACAACCAAACTACAAAAAACGCCGAGTAAAAAAAATGACACTCGCAGAATACATACAATTTTTAGGAGAACCTAAAGCTGCAGAAGATTTTGGTGCATCATTACATGCTATTAAATCTTGGCGCTATGGGTATCGACAACCTTCTATTGCCCAAGCAAAAAAAATTATTAGGGCAACAGATGGACGCCTTGATTACGAATCTATTTTTGGCTCACTAGCAAGTATTTTAGAAACAACCGAGTAACATGTTTAACTTGAACTTATCCGAGGATGAGAGGCCCTTGGATATAGCTCTTGCATATTATGATGAGGGCTATAATGTGGTGCCCTTGCAAAGATCCGATAAAAAACCCCCTGCTTTCCTTAAGGGTTGGCATCAATACAAAGATGCAAGACCAAGCCGCGAGACTGTACAATCTTGGTTTACTGACCGCAATAATTTAGTAGTAGCACTTATCTGTGGCAAATTTATTGTGGTAGATGCAGATACTCCTGAAGCTATGGATTGGGTTGAAAATAACCTACCGACCTGTCCCTATAAGGTTATTACAGGTAAAGGTATGCATTATTACTATAATAATCCACAGGCATACACTACTTTTGCTACGCGCCGAACTAATGAAACACCACTGGAAAGACTGATTGATTTACGCGGAGAAGGTGGTTTGATTATTGCTCCTTACAACAAACATGCAAATGGTAGAACCTATAAGCCGGTGCGCTTGCCAGGGTGGGATGTGCATGACCATAATGATCTGCCTGACTTTACTGCAGTAGAGTTTGAAAAGATTACAGGGGTGCCAAGACAAGAAGTTACCAAGAGGACTGCACCCTTTTCTCTGACTGGAGTAAATGAGGGTTCAAGAAATGATAATGCGGCGCGGATTGCTGGCTATCTGATCTCCAAAGATGTGAACCTAGACTTTGTAAGTATATTTTTACAAAATTGGAATCTCCAAAACAACCCACCCCTACCCCAACAAGAAGTGGCAAGTGTGGTAGTTAATGTAAAAAAAACACATGACCGCAAGAATCAAATAGCACCATTATTTATACAGACACAAGAAGATATACAACCCCCAAAAGATTTATTTAACCCACCTGGTCTACTCAAAGATATGTACGATTATTGTGAAGATATTGCTCAAGTATCACAACCGGAGTTATCCATAGTTGCTGCATTAGCCCTGGCAAGTGTTACATGTGGTAGGCTATATCGCACTACTATGCGTAATTACAGTTCTTTGTATTTTATGGGTATTGCCAAGTCAGGACAGGGTAAAGAAAATATCAAAACCTTTATAGAGAGTGTACTGCGAAAATCCAAACATGACAAATTAGTAGTGGGTGATGGCTACACTTCTTCAGGTGCTGTGCATTCAGTTTTAAAGATGCGACCGACTCAAATAACTATTATGGATGAGTTTGGTAAAAGACTAGAAAGCATTAGTAATGCTGGTAACAGCAACCGCGAAGATGGTATCCAAACACTTATTGAGGCTTGGGGTAGGTGTGATGGTGTCCTACGCCCCGAAAATTACTCTCTAATGAATGTTCAAGAGGAATACAAGGAAAAGATTATGGAAAGAGTTACCTACAAGCCTGCGATAACTTTGGTGGGTCTGTCGGTACCAAAAAACTTCTACAAGGCACTTAATAGTGGCAGAATTGCAGATGGGTTCCTTAACAGGTTTATGGTGATTGAATCCAAAGAACCACGCCGAGTTAGTCAACTGAAGAGTGCCAAAGAACCACCTTTGCAGATTGTGAATTGGGTTAATTATATTCGCAGAGACAGAGGGCAACTAGCAAGTGCGACTCAAGATAACTCGCAGTTTGATGTCAAACCTATAATCTTAGACTTTGATGCTGACTCAAAACAACTGTTACAAGAGTTTGCTAAAGAGATTATCGAAAGACAGAATGTGTTGGAACGAGATAACCTCGAACCTTTATTAAGTCGGAGTAAGGAAAAAGCTATGAAGTTAGCTTTGATTTGTTGTCTTGCTAGTAATCCTGATGCAAGTGTTATTACTCTAGAGCAAACTAGATGGGCAATAGATTATGTTAAGTATTACGATTTATTATTTATTGAAGCCTGCCGAGATAAGGTAGCAAGTTCTGCTACTGAGGCCAAAATCAAACAAGTATTATACTACATTAGATCTCGAGAAGCTGATGGCATCTCTAAGCGCGAAGTAGATCGACACGAGTTGTTTCGCAGCATGAAGTCACATGAGGTCAAAGAGATTATCGAAAGATTAAAAAATGCAGGAGAAATACAAGAATTATCTGTCAGGGTAGGGGGCAAAGGTAGACCCACAAAAAGGTTTGTTGCAGTAGACCCCGCATTTTTTGGAGAATGATTATGAAAACACCTAGTTTTGAAACCCAACATGACCAAAAGCGCGAAGAAAGAGTGGCTGGTTTTTTAGAAAGCACTTGGGATGTGTGCTGTCACAAACTACCTGTGTCTTATGGTATAGATTATTGGATTGAGTCGAAAGACCTAGAGTTTTGGTGCGAAGTAAAATGTCGTAGTTTTGCTAGTGATAAGTATGACACTTTTATAGTATCGGCAAACAAACTTAACAAAGGTGCAGCTTTTGCTACTGCTACCAGCATACCCTTTGTGTTGGTATATGCCATGACCGATGGTATTTGGATGCATCAGTGGATGCCAGGGTACACTTATGATATACGCATGAATTTATCACCTAATCCTGAATAC